GCGCTGTTGAACTGCCCGCCGACTGAGAACGGCGACGTCGTCGCCGCACCATTCCAGGCCTGCAGCACCACGCCGTTGGCCGCGCCGGTATTGGGCGAGCGCACGAAGAAGCTGCCGCTGAAGTTGAAGAGCGTCGATGGGTTCGCGCCGGACCCGATGTTGATCTGGCCTAACTCGATGCCTGGCAGAAAGAGCGTGCCGCCCATGCTGGGGAAGAGAGTGGCGTTCAGCGTCCGCTGGTCTGAGACCGTCGAGATGTTGCCGCTACCATCCGTCGTGACGTTGCAAATGGCGAGGCTGTTGGCCGCCGGGCTATTCGATGTTGACCAGTACCAGGTGCCATCGGGCTGCAGGTAGAGGTGATAGGTCGAGTTGAGCGCGCTGGTCGTCTGCGTGGTCGAGCCCAGCTTGCGCTGGCGCGTCGTGCCGTCAGTCTGCTTGACATACGCCGTGCCGGCAGCCACGTCGAGCTGGTTGGCGATCGTGCCGTCCTTGGCGGCTGTGTAGCCCGTCAGGACGAAGCCGCTGGTGAAGGCGTCCGGGCCGAAGGAGAGCGAGGCCTCAGTGTATTGCGTCTCAAGATGGTTCATGTTCGTGGCATTCAAGGCGGTAACGCCCTGCGTCCACGTCGTCGCTGTATACGGCATCTGGCGGCCCTCCTAGATCGTCGAATCGAGCTGGAACGTGGCGCTATCGGCGTTCAGCGTGTGGTTCCAGTACTGGATGTCCTCGGCGATCAGCGTGCCCGTGTTCGCCGATGCCGTCGCCGTCGAGCCGCCGACGTAGCCGACCTGCATGTAGACCGCCGTCGCCTGCGTCCCGTCGAAGTAGCCGCTGTTGAGGCTCTCGCCGGGGCTCGCGCCGGCCACACCCGTGTTGGCAGACACACGCTGCATCTCGTTGTAGAGCCCGGTATCGGCGGCCAGCGGCGCGGGCGCCACTCCCGTCGTATGCGCGGCGTAGTTGTGCGCGGGCGTCCAGGAGTTGATCGGGATGCTGGTCGCCCCCGCGCTCGCGCCGCCGTTGCAGGTCACGGTCTCTGAGTTCGTCCCGTCTGTGACGGTGAGCGAGGCGCCCGCGCCGATGTTGGCTGGCAGCGTCGCATCGAGCGGCAGCGAGGTGAGCGGCACGCCACTCGTCACAGCGCCCGATAGCGTCCCGGCGCCCGTGCCGATCGCGACGTAGGTGATGGCCACATTGGCGCTCGCCGTCTGCAGCGCCGTCGCGATGAGCGTCAGGCCGCCGTTCGTGAAGATCGCCGCCATAGCCTTCTCCTAACAGATGATCGTCGAGTTGCCGCAGATCGTCGCGTTGCCGCAGATCGGGCAGGTGTATTGCGACTTAGTGACGGTGAGCGTGTGCGCCTGAATGATCGTCGAGGCGAGCAGCAGCGCCAGGAAGGTCTCGGTCGTGTCTGAGAGCTCGCTGGGGTCAATCTGCTGATTCATCAAGGCCTGCCAGTAGGTCTGCCATTGCGCTGACTCGACCGGGCTGCCCACGCACGTGACATGGAACCAGATATTGAAGCCGTCGTCCTGGTCGGAGATCGCGACCGCCGAGATCAGCATCTGCTTGTTGGCGAGGCCGAAGTCCGAGAGATTCACCGTCAGCATCTGCCCCGGCGCGAGGCCTTTGGTGCGCGTGTCGAACTCCAGCACCGTCATGTCTTGCCCGTAGTGCGAGAGCAGCGCCGAGGCGATCTGGAAGGCGGCTGCCAAGCTATGCACCTTCGTGTTGGTGTAGACGGCCTCGATGATGCCCGTGCTGCTGCCGCCCTCCCTGCCCTGCTGCGTCGTGATCAGCGTGGGGTTCTTGGCGACCGCGAGCACGGGGAAGCGGCCCGTGTAGAAGACGTCGAGCGTGTCACTGCTCGTCAGGATCGTCTGGCCGGTGTCCTGCGCGATCACGGCATCGCCGCGGGCGTAGTACCACTGCCCGCCCGTGTCGCCCTTCGAGAGCGTCTGCGCGGTCACGTCCACGCCGTTGATCTTCACCTGATAGAGTGTGTTGACGGGGTAGCTGAGCGTGAAGCCGCGCTTGTTGCCGTCGCCCTTGAAGGTCTCGTGGAGCTGGGCCGTCTTCGACCCCTTCTCGGCGTAGCTGCCCTTGGCGTATTGCGTGTTGACGTACTGGTCGTTGCCGTATTCGCACGAGAGATTCTTGGTCGCGCTGACCTGCGTGCCGTCGAGCACGAAGGGGGCGGGTACGCCGCCGTAGGGCTGGAACCACAGCACGCCATTCGCGTCGATCTGCCACCAGTAGCCGGCCTGCTTCGCCAGCCAGGTCAGCGCCTCGCTGATCTGCTTGCCGTTCCAGATGACTTCGGGGATAGTTGGCCCGCTCGCGATGCTCGACGGCGTGGACGTCACGCCTTCCGAGGCCAGATATGCGCCCAGGAGATCGTTGACGATATAGCCGCACGTTTGGTTGAGGTACGACTTGAAGGCCACCCGCTTGTCTGCCCGGTAGGCATTGTCCATGAGCGTGATGTCGTGCTCGAGGTAGCCCTTGCCCTGCTGCGCGCCGCTCTTGGTCGCCTTGTCCTTGTTGACATAGCCGCTGTAGACGAGCGCGGCAGTCTCGTTGTACACCTGCACCTGCGTGCCGTAGGAGTAGGAGACGCCCAGCGCGCTCCAGACCTTGATGCCGCCGGTCGAGCGCTGGCCGATCTCGTTTTGCACATTGAGGCTGCCGCCGATGACGTTGACGAGCGAGCCGTTGATCTTGGCGGTGTAGGGCGAGGTGGGCATGCTAGAAGCTCCTCGCGCCCGTCGCCAGGCGAATGACCGCCGGCATGTGCTTCACCGTCTGCTTTGCGAGCACGCGCCCGTCGAGCTGGATGATGATGGTCTGTTCCTTGCCCGCGCCACCGCCTTGCGCCAGCGTGCGGCTCTGCGAGTTGGGCAGCACAGACGCGCCGCCTGGCAGCATCACGACCTCCGGCCCGCGCTCACCGACCAGCGCCAGGCCGCCCTGCGCGACCAGTCCGCCGCTCGCCATGTGCGGGATGGTGGGCAGGCGGAAGCCGATCGAGCCGCCGCCGAAGGGACCTATCGAGGGAATGTTGATGTGGATGCCGTTGATCGCCCGGATCATCCCATTGATGATGTCGATGATGCCGTTGACCTGCGCCTTGACGCCGCCCACGAGGTTCTGCCAGACGCCTGAGACGAAGTTACCCATCGCGCCGAAAGCGCCGTTGATGACGCCGCAGACCACCGAGATCGTGTCGCCCCACTGCTTGAGGTCGTCCTGCGCGCCGGCGACGATAGCCTTCCAGACGTTGCCGAGGAAGTCCGATACCTGCTTCCAGTGGTCGATCAGGAGCTTGATGCCGATGACCAGCAGCGCGACGGCAGCGATCACCAACAAGATCGGCCAGGTCGCCGCGATGGTCGCGATCGCTGCGCCTGTTGCGGCGATGGCCCAGCCGATGAAGCCAGCGATGAGCCCGCCGATGGTTGGCAGCATCACGACCGCAACGCCGGCAGCGAGCGCCAGCAAGACGGTGCGCACCATGTCGCCGTTCTTGGCCAGGAACTGCAGCACGCCGTTGATCGGGTCCATGATGTTCTTCCACCAGCCGAACTTCTGGCCGAGGAAGTTGAGCCCGATGATGAGCGCGGCGATGCCCGCGCCGACGGCGATGAAGGGCGCAGCGAAGACCAGGAAGGGCGCGAGCGCCGCCCAGGCGGCAGCAGCGAGCGAGATGAGCGAAGCGACGAAGACGCCGCCCAGCACGCCCGCAAGGACGCCCGCGACCGGCGCCAGCTTGGCCATCGCGTCCTGGTTCGAGATGATCGAGACCAGGAAGGGCGTGAAGCGCGTGATGGCGTCACCCACCGCGCCGGCCACCTTCGTGAGCGGCGGCAGCAGGTAGGTGCCCAGCGTGATGGCCAAGACCTGCACGGCTGCGCCTGCCTGCGAGAGCTTCTGGTTGAAGGTCGCCTGCACATCCGTCCAGCCCGTGACGGCGCTGCCGCCCTTGGCTACCGCGGCGCTGATGTTCTTGACATTGGCGCTGAAGGTGTCGAGGTGGCCGCCCGTCAGGTTCAGCATGGCTTGCATCTGGCGCAGGCCGCCGCTGATGTTCTTGATGGCCTCCATGTACTGCGGGCTGCCCTCTTTGTACATCTTCAGCAGGTGACTCTGGATGAGCTGCAGGGCTTCGGGCAGGCTGCGGTGCATGGCCGCTGCCACCTCATCGGTCGTCAGGCCTATCTCACCGAGCGCCTTCTTGGCGCCCGCGCTCGGCGCATTGAGCTCGATCAGCATCTGGCGCAGGTAGGTCGCAGCCTCAGCAGCCGGGACGCCGTTGCCGGTCATGGTCGCCATAGCGGCCGCCATGTCGATCACGGAGACGTGGGCAGCGGATGCCGACGGCGCGACCGCCGCGATCGAGCTCGCCAGATCCTGCATGTGCGTCTTGCCGTTGGCGACGGTGGCTACCAGGATGTTGGTCGCTGCGGCTGCGCTCAGGTTGGCGCCCTTGAAGTCAACGAGCAGCGTCGTCACACCGTTCGCCACCGTCTCAAGGTCCGCAGCGCCGACCTTCGCGCCCATCGCTGCGGCCCGCAGAACTGTCAGGCCAGCAGCGCCGTGGAAGCCCGCAGATTCGATCATGTAGAGGCCCGCGGTGAGCTGGTCGGTCGTCTGGCCGACCGCTGGAGCCATTGCAAGTATCCCGCGGCGCACCAGGTCAAGATTGCTGGCGCTCTCACCCGCGCCGGTCACGAGCTGCGTAAGCTGCGTCTGGAAGTCTGCGGCCTGCTTCGCCGCCAGGCCTGCCGCAACGCCGATGCCCGCGATGGCGGCGACCGAGATCAGCGCGCCCATGTGGACGCCTGCCGCAGTCGCGGCGAACGCCTTGGCCTGTGCGCCAACAGACGCGAGGCCGGCCTCGGCTGCCGCCGTGTTGGCCGTCACCACGACCTGGAGTTGAGCTGCTGTCAGGGCCATGTCTGCGCGCTCCTCTCCTCGTCGTCTAGTCGGTCTTCGGCTTGGGCTGGCCCTCGATCTCGGCCCGCTCAGCCATCAGCGCCCACGTCTGCCATATCAGCGGTTGCTCGTACATCTCCCACGGCGGCACGCCGAGATACCGCGCCGCGCGGATGAGCGGGTACCAGTCCGGTAGGTAGCCCGCGTTGCCCTCGGTCAGGAAGTAGCGCCGGAGCGCTTGCTCGTCATCGCGGTACCGGCCGCTCTGCTCTCCGGCGCCCTCGCTTCCCCCGGCTGCATCTCCGTGAGGCATTGAAACAGCATGCCGACCTGTACCGCGAATGGGATCTCCTCGGCGAGCCGCGACGCGACTAGCGGGAACATCGTCTCGCCGTCGTCTTCGGTCACGTCCCACCAGGCAATCACCCGCGCCACATTCTCCGGGACGGACTGGACCGCGGCATCGGCCTCGGCGGCACCGCCTGCCTGGAGGCGTGACTCATCAAGTGCCAGCAGTGCCTGCACGAAGCGCGGCGTAATCAGCTCGTGCCGGAAGTCGAAATGGATCACCTCGCCATCGCCGAGCTCGAGCTTGGCCCGCTTAGTCTTCTTGCCTAGATCACTGAACTTCATGATGGTCCTCTAGAGCGCGGTGAGCAGATTGGTCGCGGTCAGCACCTGCGCCTGGCCGCTGGCCCACGCCGTATCCTCAGCGACCTCGAAGGTCCACTCGATGGCGTACACGCCGTCTTTGTCCTCGAGCATGCTGGTATTGGTCATCAGCAGGCACATGTCGTGCTTGAACTCGGCCTTGATCGAGTTGGGCACATCGATGGTCGGACCTTGCGCGTCCACGCGCATGTAGAGCTTGTCGCCCGCCTGCAGGTGCGTGAGGTAGCCAATGCCGGTCGCATCGGCCTCAAGACAGAGCTTCACCTCAAGCTTGGGCGGCATGTCCAGGTGCGACGTAAAGCTCGTGTTGGCGCGGTTGAGCGGCCAGAACTGGCCATAGTAGCCGCTGGCTGCGTAGCTGACCTCGAGCACGTTAGAGAGCAGCGTGCCGCCGATGCCGCCACTGGTCGTGTCAAGGTAGACGTTGACGTGCTTGCCCACGATCGGGCTGAGCGCGACGGCTGTAGGCGAGGCCGTCGGCGTGATGCCGGTCGTCACGGCCTGGGCGAAGATGTCCGCGCCCATCGTGGTCTCTTTGCGGGTGAACTTGTAGCTAAAGCCCGAGGCCATCAGATAGGCGTACTTCTCAGCCTCCACCGTGTCGCCGTTTTCGAGCGTGAAGGTCTGCACCGTCGTCGCGCCAGTGAGCGGCGGCGTCCAGATCCAGTCGTAGGCCGTCGTGCTGGGGGCGTGCTGCGTCGGCGTCACCGTGCCAAAGATCATGGCCAGCGGATAGACGATCGCGGCATAGTCCGGCTCGCCGCTCACCTTGCCCTCGGCCCATTCCAGATTCTCCTCGGCCACAGCGTTGTGCCGTCGGCCGGTTGCGCGGAAGGTCTTGACATCGACCTTCGGGCCGATCTGCCACTGGAAGGCCTCGATGAGCTTGTTGCCGGCGACCGCAGTCCCTGGGGTGGTCTCCTTGCCAAGCTGGACCTTCTGATTGACTGTCATCCTGTGCGTCATCGCACCACCTCTCAGGTTGCTACGGTTACGTGGTCACAATGTGTCGATACGTGCCGCCCAGCGCCATCTTGAGGACACCGCCGACGAGCTCCGGGATGGCCAGTTCGTTCTCGCGGTAGCAGGCCGTGATGACCGTGCCGTCGGGCGCCGTCCCGCTGGTGCGCCCCAACAGCGTATCGACGCGCTGCGCCGCTGAGACGAGCGTATTCATGAGCGTCTGCGACCCGATCACGCGCACGGTCAGCAGCACGTCAGTGTGGATCAAATAGGCATTCATGGTCCGCGTGTCTGGCGCGCTCTGCTGATGGATGACGCCGTATGGCTCCGTGGATCCGGCAGGCGCCAGGTCGAGGTGCCAGCCGCCCGTGACGAGCGCGGCGAGTGTCGAGTCGCCGTTGAGCGTGGCGTAGGCGAAGGCGATCGCGGCTTCGGTGGCAAACATTAGAGTATGCCCTCCTCCCGCAGCTTCTCCTCCAGCCGCTGCCATGCCGCCTGGTACGACGGCGCGACCTCATCGGCGGCCGGCGTGAGATAGGGCTGAGCCGCCATCTTCGATGTGCCAAACTCGACGTACACGCCGTAGTTGGCGCCCACGCCGACGAAGGCCGTCTGATCATTGGCTGGCTTGCCGACATCGGGTAGCAGATAGGCGCCAGGCCCGCCGCCGACCACGCCCTGGCCATAGGTCGAACTGTCAAACGTGTGCGTGTAGATCGAGCTCTTGAGGTAGCCTGTCTGCACGACACACCTTGCCTGCGCTAGCGCCTGCACATCGAAGGCGGCCTTTTTGACGATCTTCGCGCCCGCACGGCGAAGCGCGACGGCGATCTCCGGGAAGCGATTGAACGTCATCACTCCACCCCCGCGGCGATCACGACGAGCGCGACCGGGTAGCTGCGCGGCGTGAGGATCGCCTGCACCCGCAGCGTCTTGCTGCCGATGATGAGTTGGTCTGAGCCGTGCGAGGCGTCGCCCACGCGCACGTCGGTGCCGACCGGCAGGCGCACCAGCCAAAGTGCCAGCGCGCCCACCTTGTCGGCGTACTGCTGGGCGATGTTGGCACTCGGCTTGCCGACGTGGCAATTGACCGTCGCCACCGTCGCCCAGCTATCGGTCTGCGTCGCGTAGTTGCTCGTCGTCGGCGTGTTGCGCTGGACCTGGCAGGACTGGTCGAGCGTGGCGTTGACTGCCGCCTGCAGCGCGGCGAGCTCAGCAGCGGAGATAGCCATAGCTAGTACTCCCCTCTGAACACGTCAGACTCGCCCAGGAGCGGGATGCGCTCGCCGTGGCTTGGCGTCGGATGATCGTTGCGCCGCACGGTCATGGTCCGCGGCCTCGCCCGACACTTGTAGAGATTGGACAGCTTGAGCTTGCCGTCCACGATCTGCGACCGTCTGGCGTTGAAGCCGTCCTGCGTGAAGTCGTAGGTGGTCGTGATGATCGACGCCGCCCACAGCTCGAGCAGCTTGCTGCTGGCCAGGTACAGGTCATAGGTCTTGCCGAGGGAGAGATAGACCGGCGGATACTGGCCCGGTATCGTGCCGTTGGTGAACGGCGTGAGCTCGAATTGCCAGTGCCCGACGATGTAGTCAGACGCGAGCGGCGTGAGCACGATCCACGCGCCCTGCCCGGTGATGTAGCCCTGCAGGATGAGATCGGTCTCCCACCATTGGTAGCGGCTGTAGTAGTCGGCCCAGATGATCTGCGGGATATTGTTGGTGCTGGCCGCGTTCACGATGTCGGGCGCCGCGGTCAGCAGCTCGTATTTGACATCTTCGCGGCAGTCGTCGAGCGTGTCCTGGATGTCTTGATCAGCGAATTGCTGCGAGCCGCCGGCAGGGTCGCCGATCAGCAGGCGCGTGCGGGCGATGAGGGCAGCCATAGATGCGCGAACGCCCATGCTAGTGCTTCCTCTCTACCCACGCGCGGGCCGAAGCGTTGCGCGACTTCGTGCGCTTCACCGCGGCCACACGCTGCTCACTCGAGCGCGCCTGGGTCGCCGCCGGATCCGGGTCGATGACCGGCTCGCTTAGCGCCGCCGGGGTACGAGGGTCGGGGATCTCAGCCCAACCCTCGCGCCGGCAGCGCTCAACCGTATCCACCATGTACTCCGGCACGAGCACCTGGTAGTTGTCGCCAGGCCGCACGAACCAGGGCACCTTAGTTGCCGGTATTCTTCGGCAGCAGGAACGCCGTCACGGTGCCGGTCGTGCCGCTGTCGAAATCGACATTGATCGACCCGTCGGTCTGGACGAAGCGGGCCAGTTCGAACGGGCCAGCCCAGACCACGGCAGCGTTCGCGGGCACCTTCAGGTCGCCGAGGCCCTGGCGGAACGCTGGCGGATTGCCTGCGCCCACGCCGCCACCTGCACGGATGATGAGGTTCTTCGAGCCGGCGAATGTTTGATTAAAGCGGATGACGAGCCGGTCGGCGCTGGCCGCGCTCGGCACCGCCGACGATGCAAGCGCAATATTCATCCCGTTGGCCACGTCCACGTTCGTGCCCGCCGGATCGGCGAGGCCCGTGGCGCTGTTCGCCAGGAACTTGGACAGGGGAAGGTTCGTGCGTGCCATGTGTGTGTCCCTCGCTCGGCGGCCAACTCAGCGCCAGCCGCCGCGACTAGTAGTGGCTTAGTAGCCGCTCAGGCTACGGATGCTGGAAGAAGCCGACAGCCAAAGCTTGCGGGCGCACGACCTTGGCGCCGAAGAGGCACAGGCCCTTGACCGCATCGGCGAAGCGCAGCGGCGGCCTGTACGCCTCAGTCTTGGTGAGGCCGTCGGCGTAGGTCAGCGCCATCGAGTGGCCAACCATCACCACGTCCTGCGAGCCCGCGATGCCAGGCGTGCCGCCGATGTTCGTCGCGTTGACCGACTCGTAGACATCCATGCCGGCGATGCGCCCGATGAAGGCGTCGCTGCTGGCCCCGCCGCTCGCGTCCAGCCGCCCGCTGGTGAGGCGCGCGTTGGCCTCTGGCGTGTTGAACGACGTGAAGCGGATGTCCTGGGCCAGGTAGGTCGTGAACCACAAGGGCACCACGGCCCAGCGGCCCGCCTTGGGCACGTAGCTCTGCGACAGGAACTGGTTCAAGACCAGCAGCTCGTCGTAGGCGGTCGTGCCGCCGGCCACGTTGGTTTGCGTCGGTGCGCTGATGACGACCGGCGAGGCGCTGCTGCCGATGGTGTTGCCCGATGGCGCCGCGGTGTAGAAGCCCGCGACGTACTGGTCGATGACGAGCGCCAGCTTGTAAGCGGCGTAGCTCATCGCCTCGCTCATCACTTTGGGCGTCTGCTGCGCGGCATCGACATCATCGACTTCGAAGTTGTAGTACTTCGCCTTCTCGATGACGAGTTGCGCTTCGGCGTCGGTGAGCACCTGGGCCGCCGCGATGTCGGTGTCCTTGGTGTAGTCACTGACCGTGATGTCGCCGATGCTGTGGATCCGCACCGTGTCGCCCATCGCGCGGATCTCGCCCTCGTAGTCGCGGTTCGCGACGTTGGCGAAGACGAGATTGGCGCGCAGGGCGACGAGGAGCTGATCACTCCAGATCTGGGGGATAAAATTGTTGAGGCTCATGCCTGACTCTCCCTAGACGCGCTCCCTGCGTCTGCCGGGGAGTCACGTCACTATCGTCTTGGCCGGTTCGAGATGTTCGCGAGCATCCACGTTTGGATCTCTGCGCGCCGCGCCAAGTACTCTTGCTGGTTGCCGGTCGCGAGTTGGTCAATGTAGTCCCAGGTCAGCGGGACTTTGGCACCGCCATTGGTGCCTGATCGGCTTGGGTTCGTCGCCCCGCCTGCGGTCGCCGCTGGCGCCGGCTGCTGGCCCGCCTGCGTCGCGACCAGGTAGGGCTTCGCCTTCACCAGGTCTTTGAGCAGGTCCGCTGCGTTGGTCGGCGTGCCGCTGGCGTCGAAGTCGAGCTGCGATCTGATGAGCGTCGCTGCGACCTCTGGATCGACGATGCCAAGCCTCTGTGCTTCGAGCTGGATCGCCATCGTCGCGATCGTCGCGCGGTAGGCCTCGGCCTGCTTCGTGGTCGCGTCGTGTGCCTTCTGCAGCTTCTCAATGTCGGTCAGCTTGGCTGCGTCTGCGGCTGCCTGGGCGTCCTCATACTCTTTGAGGCGCTTGCGCAGGGCCATGTGCTCCTGCCGGAGCTTCTTGGCCTCTTCCAGTGAGAGCGGCTCATCGCCGCCGCCGCTGGCTGGCTGGGATTGCTGGCTTGTTGGGGTAGCCGCTCCCGCCGGGGGATTAGCTGGGGTGCCCGCCTGGGGCTGCTGAGCCGGGTCCGCCTGGGTCCCGCTCGGCGTCGTTCCTTCTGGCATACTGTATCACACTCCTGAGCAATCTGTCAACATAAGTTGTACAAGCCTCATGCACCGCGCTAGGCGGCGCTCTTGGTCTTTAAGCGTTCGATCTCGTCAAGGAGTTGCAGGATGATTGCTGCTTCCTTGATGGCGATCTCTTCCATTGTGCTAATCGCCTGCCGCGGGTCAAGCGCCGCGATCTGGTCAGCGTGCACACGCAGGGCTGCTAGCCATTCCTCGTTCATGTTCCCGCACCCCCATTCCCGTCCGTCTTCAAACTATCCTCAAAGTTGCCTGCCGGGTCGCTCTCGATCACGATGTCGAACGCCAGCCCCTCGCGCTCGTGGATGGCCGCCGCGAGTCTGGTGTGCGCATGCGAACAGAAGCCCATGCGGGCGTTCCCGCTGCCATCGGAAAGCGGGATGAGCAGCCAGTCCTTGCCGTTGGCGGGCCAGGGGCAGCGGGGCAGCGAGCACGCCTTCGGATCACTCGCCATCGGGCTTCCCATCCTTCGCCGCCGGCCGCTTCGGCCCTAGCATTGGCGGATACGCGCGCTTTGGCACCTTCAGCCAGCCGGCGTTCTGCGGCTGCTGATCCGCTTGGATGGTGATGCGCTTCCTGGGCGGCATCGGCTTCTGGTCACTCACTATGCTGCCCTTCCTCGAGATCGTCGCCATCGAAGAGCATGGCCGCATAGGCGTCGCCATGCGCGTTCATCGGCTCGAACTGGATACCGTGATCGCCCTCGAAGGGCTGCCGATGGTCTACTTCGCTATGCAGAATGGCCTCGGGGATGCCGTCCGGGAAGGCCGTACAGCGCCACGGCACGACGGCCTTGCGACTGCCTGGCTGGCGCGCGAGGTGCTGGCAATTGCCGCAGATCGGCATGGCGTAGGTGGTCACGATGCACCCCCTTCTCGGCCCTTCCCAGCGAGGCGCGCTTCGGCCGCGTCGCGCCGCTCTATCCACTGCTGCGGCGTCCACGGCACGCCCTCGAGGGCTCGCGCCCAGGCGTAGGGGTTGCGCAGGCGTGCCGGCAGCGAAGCCAGCACATCCTCATCAGAAGCGACCATGCGCGTATCCGGCCAGCGCCAGCGCATCCGCTCGATGGACGCGCGCAGGGCCGCCGCGTGCTCCGCAGCCGCGGGCGTATAGATCAGTCCATCTGGCCCGGTCTCGATCGTGCCGTAGGTCGTCTTCAGGCCGCCGACTTCAATCCTCATGTGCACCTCCTACGGTAGCGGCCTGGCCGCCTCTTCATCCGCGATACGCGCCCAATCTATCATCGTGGGGTTGCGCAGCCGCGCCAGGCGCTCGAGGACGCGCAGCCGGCGCTCGAGATATTCGCGCGCGAGCGTAGCATCGGCTTGGTTCAACTGCCCCGCGCGGATATATGCCTCAGCCGCGGCGCGCAGGTCTTGCGCATGGGAGAGCACGAGCCGGATAGAATCGCGCCCAATCGCGCCGGTAGAATCGGAGCCATACGCGACTATCATGCTCCCGTAGTCCGCGTCGAAGGTAGCGGCCTGTCGGAACGCCAGGCCGAAGTCGATCACCTTGACCCGGCCATCGGCCGTCAGCAGGTAGTTGCCTGGATGGCGGTCATAGTCACCTGTGACATACTCCATCAGTGACAGCTTCTCGCGGTCGGCTACTGGGATGCGCTCGAGCGCTGCAGTGATCTCATTGCCTTGCAGCGCCGAGAAGGATCGGGCGTCTTCGAGCCGTGAGACCTGATAGAGTAGCCCATCGTCGTGCACCATCTGCACCGATGGCATGAGATAGTCATCGACGCCCAGCGCCTGTCCAAACGATTGTACCGCACTTTCCGCGGCGAGCTGCTGGGTGAAGTACGCCTCTGTCTCGGCGATGTCGGCGGCCGCCACGCGCTGCGGCGCCGTCTTGGCGAAGTAGTCCACCCCGTCTACGCTGAACGTGTAGGTGGTGTTAGACCCGCCAGCATCGAACGGCTGCAGGTCGGCCTGGGCGAATTGCTCAGGCGTCACTGGGATGTCCGCTGGCAGCGCGCTCGGCAGCTCCGCGGCGGCCCGCGCCCCCGCAGCGGCGCCTGGCTCGCCCGTGCTCGTAGCGCCGGCATCGACTGCTGCGCGGATGTCTTGCAAGAGGCGCGCCATGTCCTGCACCATCGGGTCGGCCAGCACGTCTGGCGAGCCGAAGTGAAGGGCGCTGAAGGCCTCGGCGAAGGCTTCACGCGGGCTCGACGCCGCGTAGGCGCTGATGCTAGTCTGCGCAGACTCCCAGCGCGCCCCAAACTCCTCGACCAATCGCACGACCTCGGGGTTATCGTTCGTGACCGCCCACCATTCGAGGCTGTGGCCGAACTCGTGCGCTAGCGTCGCGCCTGGGCTGCCATAGCCGTCGTAGAACCAGCCCGCCTCTACCTGGTCTTGCAGCAGGGCTGTCAGGTCGGCTAGGTCGGTCTTCTCGGCCGACCAGAAGAACCGATTGAAGCCGATACCCTGCGAACCATCCGGCGCGACGGCGCGCACCGCCATGCGCGTACGCGATCGCCCCAGCGTGGAGTCGGGGAAGCGCTCTGACCAGTCGCGCCCGGATGTGCCAATGTAGTCGAGACTCTGGTCGAAGACTTCGGGGAAGTCGGCCTGCAGCACTTGCGCGACCTGGGCGAACTGATTAGCAGCCGCCGGGTGCAGCTCGTCAAGGTTCACGTGTGTGTTGAGCTGATCGCTGAGTGCCTGTGACACGTCGCTGCTATCCGCCATCGGCGTCCACGCCAGCGCCTCGGGGCGCTCGGCGATCGGGCCGCTGATCTGGCCATGCTCGCCCAGCGCCTCGGTCCAGTCGCTCGCCGTGTCCTGCCCAAGCGTGCTGGCGACGCGCTGCTCGAACGCTTGCGCGGCTTCACTGGGCAGCGCGCTGGGCAGCTCCTCGTCATCTCGTGCCGCCCGTGCGAGAATGTCCTGAAAATACTGCTGCTGCTCTTCCGGCGTCATCGCGGTGAAGGCGGCCACCTTTTGCTCGATCTCTTCAGGCGTGGCGTCGGGGAAGTTGCGCGAGAAACCCCGCGCCAGGTAGTCATGGCGTACCTGGGTCTCCCAGCACTGCTGGCAGTAGCCATGCGAGCCTGAGACGACGTGATCTGGGTACTCGCCCTCCAGCGGGCCGCCGAAGATGCGGTCGCAGTTGAGGCATTGCTGATTCGCCTGGCCGAGATCCGCATAGCGCGGCGCCATATCGGCCCATTGGCCCTCGCCATCGGCAGTTGCCACGCGCTGCCATTCCGGCTTCCAGCGCGCGCCATCGTCGCGGCCCAGTCCGGCCATCGCGTTTTGCTCTGTGTCGGGCGGCGCAGGCATCGTGCCGGGGTATCGGCGAGTGGTCCACTCACGACCATCGGGATAGGTGCCGCTGCGAGTGACGGTACCTGGCACGTCTGGCAGTTCACTCGCGAGCTCCGAGCCGAAGCCGCGCGGGCCGAGCTCCGCTGGGGAGTCGGCGAAGGCGTCATAGATCCCTTCAAGTGTTGGCGCCTCGTCCATCGCGAAGGGCAGCGCCAGCGCGTCGTCAGGTACGCCCAGGACGATCAGCTCGCGCAGTGGCGGCGTCCCAAAGCCGCTGAACGGTGTGCCGATCACCTGCTCGACCGGCACGCGCGTCACCATCACCATGCCGTAATCGGCCTCGGCAGTGGCCGGTCGCGCGATGCCGCCCACGTCGCGCGCGTAGTCGAGCGCCACCTCGGCGTTGCTCGACCAGGAAGTCATGGGCGCCTGATCGACCATGCTCGCGACGACCTGGCCGTCGAAGGTGACGCCCTCGGGCACCGCGTCTGCGGTCCAGCGCAGGCCTCGGAAGAGCTGCACCTCGGTGATGCCCTGATCCGCGAACCACGCCTGCGTCTCGTCGTACATCGCGCGGAAGAAGGCGCGCATGCCGTTGCGGTAGCTGCCCCATATCTCCTGTGCCTGGGCGATGCCCTCTTGTGGCCAGTATCCGGTCGCATCGGCCAGGCCGAACTCTGCCCTGACCGCTTCCTGCATGGCGATCTGGAGCGGTGATTGCACGAAGAGCTCGGTACCTTCGGGGATCGAATGGAACTCCTCGAAGATGTCGTAGATGGTCTGTTTCAGCATCTCGTGGCGGGCTTCCGCGAGGGTCGGAGACTGCCACGCGGCATCGCCGACATAGGTCGGAGCGAGGCTGTTGTCGTACCCCATGTAGCGTGCAAAGCGCATGAACTTCTGGTCATTCTCGAGCCGCGTCGCTAGCCGGTCGAGCACGCTGTCGAGCATATCCTGGCCGCGCTTGGCGACCTCGGGGTCTGCGGCCTCCAGCGTCGTTGGGTCGCCGATCGGCATGCCCTCGTAGAACCGCTCGAGCTCGGCCTCGCGCGCCTTCATGTCGGAGACAGACCCGATCTGTAGCCGCGCCTCGGCGGGCGGCTCAGCCGGCAGCTCTGGCAACTCCACGCGCAGGTAGTCCCGCGCGTTCAGCCCCAGCTCCCGCAGGCTGCGCTCGTAGATCGAGCGCCCCCAGGCGCCGTCGTCACGCACCCCGACCAGATCGCCGAGCGTGATGTCGCCCTGCATCCACGCCTGCCACTTCGCTGGGCCCAACATGGCGATCTGCTCGTCGATGCTGGCCTGATTCACAAACCAGTCCTGCATCGGCTCGTAGCTGAGGTCGATGGCCGTGTCGGGGATGTCGCTCGCGTCGATGCCGAGCGGGCCGAGGATGTCGTCCCAGCTCTGCGTGATCGGGATGGGCGAGCAGCGGCAGTTGACGTGGCTGTCCATGTCCTCATCGAGGTCGTGCACGCTGCCGTCCATGAACATGCAGACCGCACAGCAGCCGGGTGCCGCGCTCCACATCCACCCGCGCAGCACGTCGCTGTTGGCGCGGTAGTTGTCGAGCTGCGCGTCGCGGTACGCGCCGAGGAGCTCCGTGCGCGCGATCGTATGCGCGCGCGCCTGGCTGGTGCCCAGCGTCTGGGCCAGCATGTTGGTGACCGCCAGCGGATTGGAGCCGGTCGCGAGCGCGTTGGTCAGCACCACTTTGGCGTTGAAGCCGGCCTCGTCGCCGAAGCCGTCGAAGAGATCACCCAGCGGCGCGCCGTTGCCCGCCTGGCCGAAGATGCGATCGTGCAGCGCCTGGTTCGCCTCGTCAGGCACGAAGCCCCACGCGCCGCCTTCGCGAGCGATCGGCAGATCGGGATTGAGCGTCGAGCCTGGGCTGCTCATCTCGGCTGTCTCCGGCTAGGGCTTCGGCCTCGAATCGGCGCACGACGATGTACCACAGCATTCACCGCCGGCTTCATGGCTGCCTTGATGAGCGCCTGCGCGTGGTCCTGGCCCATCGCTGCAGCGTCGTCATGCGCGTGGGTGATGTGCGCGAGCGAGCGCTGCCCCGCCTTCTGCGCCGCGCTGGAGAGCGCGCCTTGCACGCGAGCGCCCCAGCCACTCGATGTCAGCCAGTGCTGCGACACACGGCGCATGTCCGGCTCTTCGTCTTCGTCGCGGTCGGCGTTCACGCGGTCAAGCTCAGCGCCGTAGGCATGGGCGAACTGGGCCAGCACATGCGCCACCTCACCGTGTGCCTCGGCGAAGGCGCTGCGCACGTCCCGCTCGGTCTGCGTGATGAGCGGGTCGAGCTCGCGGTGCTTCTGCTGCGCGGCGAGGCGCGCAAGAGGTGGCTGCTGCTGGCGGCGCGGCATGGGTCGCTAGTCCTTCAAGCGCACGACGGGCGCTGGCCCTTGTCCTGGCGTCCACAGCTTCGGCTTGGCGGGCTGCTGCGGCGCTGACGTCGGGCCGAGCTGCTGCTCTAAGACTGCCTGGAGCTGGCGCGCATCGACGGGCAGGGCCACCTGCACGCCTTCGCCCTCTGGCGTTGCCGGCACCTGTGCCTCGAAGGTGAGCATGCCGAGCTGCTGGCCGTTCACCTGGAGCAGCATCTGCACGCGCAGCGGGAACGCTTTGCGCTGCTTCGGCTGGGTCGCTGATCGAATCGGCGTCGGGCGCCTGCTGCTAGTTGACATAGCCTGGCCTCTCGAATAGTGTAGATACAGCTTGTGTACCTACTGTTTTACGTGAAATATGTCAAGCCGCAAAAGGTGCGCAAAGCGGGATTTGTGGCGGACTTGACCGTAAGACCGCGCCTACTTCCTCCCCGCTCTCATCGCTGCGGCGACCGCCTTCGTCGCGTTGCGCTGCGCGACGGCTGCTGGGTGATTGGTCGGCGGCTGCTGCTGGCCTGGCTGCTGCTCTTGCCCCGAAGGGCCAGGGGCGCTCGTAACCGGCGCGCCTGGCGCCGTCCCTCCGGTGTTGCCAGCCGGAGGCATCCCCTGGCCCTTCGCGTACATGTCGAGCTGCTTCTGCGCGGCGTCGGCGACCTTCTGCGCCTCAGCCTCGGGGTCGTAGCCGAGCTGCTGCATGAGCGTGTCTGCGGAGACGCCGATCTGCTGGAGAATCTGCGCCGTCTGCGCCGCAGCCAGGTCGTCCACCGGCAGCAGGTTCGGCCAGTTGATGTGGACCTTGAGCCCGGGGAAGCCGATCATTTCCAGGATGTGCTCGCACAGGTCCCGAATCAGCTTGCCGTACAGGCGCCGCTTCAGCGTCGTCTTCTCGATCAGCGGCTGGAAGAGGAGCTGCAGCGCCACGCCGGAGAGCTGGCCGCGAGGCATCTCCTTGAGGCGCCCCAGCGCGACGGCTGGCACCCTGCTCTGCTCGTCCATGTCGCTGCGGATGTCGCCGGCATAGGCCATCAGGTTGGCGATGTCGCCTTGCCACTGGACGGCGCCGACCTTGGCGTCTGGCGAGGGGAAGCAGATGATGCGCCCTGGCGCGGTCGTCACGTCCTTGGCGTCGATGCCTACGGCGTAGGTGAACGGCGTGCCGTGCAGCCGCCCGATGCGGTTGATGTTCGACTCGACGTAGTTGAGCACGCTATTGAGGTGGATGATGTCGGGCGTCACGTCCGCGATGCCCCAGTACTCGTTGGGGTTGGGCAGGTTCATGCAGTCGTGGATCGGCGACCAGTCGTAGGGCCACTCCTCTTCGTCGATCAGCAGCCACTCACCCTGAGCGCCGGCATAGGGGTTGGCGATGATGCCGGCGGCCTTGTCGCCGATCGTCGGGCGCTCGCGCACGTAGGTGCAGATGTGCCACTGCTCGCTGTACGGGCTCTCACGCTCGGTCACGACGCGCTTGGTGAGCACCTTGCCGCCTGGCAGGCCGGCCATGTCATACTCGCAGACATACTGCAGGGCGCAGTTCACATCGTCAGGCGCCGTCACGACCCAGTAGTTGCCAGGGTCTTGCACGACGATGCGCGGGTAGTCGTCGGCGTCGCTGTCTGGATCGTCTTCGTCGGGCTGCGCCGGCACGAGCTTCGCGAACGTCTGGCCGCTCACGCCGCCGTTCATGGCCAGCATGGTGAGCGTCGTCATGAACTCGTCCGGGTCGCCGAGCGCTGCCTCCAGCGCATCCTGCGCCGCCTTCGGCCCGTCCTTCTTGCCGTCGGGCGCCTTCACTTCGATCTTGGGCGCTTCGCCGAAGAGGAACGACACGCATTTATCCACAATCGGTGCACACCTGTTGACAAGTACATTGTCGTCGGGGTCGCCGCGCTCGACCTTCAGCGGCATCTTCCCGTGCCAGTCGCCGCGGTAGGCCTTCCAGGCGTCGGTGATCTGCGCCCGAATCTTGCGCGCGTCCTCAGGCATCTCAGGCAGACTCACCCGCTGGCCTATTGCAGGCGCGCTCGCGCCGTTCGCGCTAGGCGGCGATTCTGGCGCGTACCCTGTTGCTGTACTCATTGTCGCCTCCAGGCCACTCTAGCGCCTTCTCAGCGCGTTGTAGGGGCATTCTCAGAACAGCTTGAACGCCGTCTGGCTCGCCTGCGTGGGCCGGCGGTCCAGGGTTGCGACGGCGTAGCGCATGGCGTCCATGCCGTGGTTGTTCTCATCGACAGGCTCTTCGCCCTTCGCCCGTCCGCCGCGGGTGTCCCAGACGTAGCCCTCGATCTCCTCGACCATCGAACAGGGCAGCTTGTGCTCAGCCAGGATCGGGTCGCGCTCGACGAGTGAGCTTTGCAAGACGAAGAGCCGCGGCTTGCCGTCGCCGGCCGGCTTCATCCGCGCGGCCACCGCCTGGATGCCATCGCTGATGGCCTTCTCTGCCGGCGTGGTGTACCAGCCGAGGTGGCGCTCGAGCGTGGCGCGGCCTTCGGCGTCATGGTCACAGATGATCGCGCGGGGCAGCGGGTCGCTGCTCTTGCCCGTCGGCGAGAGGCGCCCGCCGTCCAGATGCCAGCCAGCGAAGTGCATGATCGCGCGGGCGTGGTCCTCGACCAGCGTCTGGCTGCGGTACAACTCGCGGTAGAGATAGAGGCGCCCGTCGCTGTCCTGCGCCCAGAACTGCGCCACGAAGGGGTTGGTGTAGCCGAAGTCCACGCTGATGTAGCGCGACCACTCGCGCGGGATCCCGCAGTCGCCGTAGAGCGCATTGTAGCTGCGGTTGGTCACGCTGCCGCGCTCGATCAGGTTGCGCGAGCGCTCCCACGAACCTTCGTAGACCATGCCTTCGGCACTCACCCACAAGCCGAGACGTAGGCGCGCATGGCGCACGCCGCTGAGCGCGTCGAGCGTGGCGATGTAGCGGCTGCCCTCGGCCGTCGGCAGCCCGCTCGGCTCGAAGAGCACGGGGTTATCCTCGTGCACGGATGGCAGCTCGCGCGTCTTGCCGGCGTCGATGCGCAGCCGCAGCCAGTGCGTCGGCGCGTCGGGGTTGCAGTCGCCGATGAGCTGCTGGTAGGGCATCTTGCCGTTGCGTAGCCGCGTGGTCAGCGCTTCCCACTCGGCCTCACTCAGCTCGGTGCATTCCTGCACGTAGATGATGTCCCACTCGCTGGACATCACCTTCGCCGCCTTGTCCATGCCGGCGACGGCCAAGATCGAGCCGTTGGGGTACTGATACTGCTGGACACTCGACACCCAGCGCACGCCGTCAAGCGGGTGGACTACCTTGTCGGCGTACGTCACCATGCCCGACTCGGTGAGCGAGCGCCGCGTCTTGCGCAGCATCAAGCCACGGCTCCCCGCGTGCTTGAGCAGCGCCAGGTGCACCTTCTCGAGCGCCGACCGCGACTTGCCGGTGCCAGCCGGCCCGCTCAAGACGACCTCGGGATCGCGCGCCGAGAAGACGCTGCGCGCTGCGCCGCGGGGGCGGTAGACGACCTCGACTTGTCTGAGGATGGCTGGCGCTGCCACTAGACAGCCTCCGTCTCGGCGTCATAGGTGCGGATGAGCGTCTGCGCAGCCGCTGCCGCTTGCGACGCCTGGATGTCCAGGCCGAAGAGTCGCGCGCGTCGTTCCATGATGGCGAGCACCCGATCGACCGACCACGTGTCGCCGGCCAGTGCCTTGGGCATCATGGACTGCAGCAGCGCGTCCAGCCGTTGGGCTTCGAGGGTGCGCAGGTCGTCGGCCTTGTGCTGGAAGGTGCGCTGCAGCTCGCGTTGCACGGCGTTGAAGGCGGCACCCTTGGACGCGTAACCGGCGCGCTCGGCGATGGTGCGGTAGTCGCAGCCCTGGATGGCGAGATCAAGCGCGGTGAGCACCCGTGCCGCAGCGTTGAGGTCGCGGGCAACATGGGGAGGTTTCATGTCCTGAGTCTTCGCGGCGCGCCGACGTGTTGCCACCTAACACATCCACCCATCACCCGCTGCGCTCCACCCATCCGGCGCTTTGCTACCTAACATGACATATCTTACCACAAGCTGCTCGCGTGCTTCTCACGATCAATTCGCGCCATTTTGCACCCTCTCTTATGGTCAAGTGTCACACCTGTTCCCTTATTTTTTCTGCCTTAAAGGGTGTGACAGGTGACAGGGTGTGACACCAAAAAGGGGTATAATCGCCATATGAAATCTCTACGCGAGAAAAAGGGGGAAATGGGTGTCACACCCCGTCACAGTGTCACACCCCGAAGCTCGATCCCCTTGAAGCCGCGAAGACCCGTGCCTGCTTGCCGCTTCGCGACGCACTCGAAGCGGCGCACCAGCGTGTCCGCGAGGTCGGCGGCGCCGCGGGGATGCACGTTGTTCGTCTCGCACCACGCCAAGTACGAGCGCATCAGCACGGTGCTTTGCGCCCAGCAGGTCACGTCGAGCGTGCAGCAGTCGTCGATCCACTGCTTGATGTAGTCTTGGTCGCCGCGCTGTGCTTCGGTCGCCTGCGTGACCGATTCTGGCGGCGTGAGGCGCCCCAGTGTGTACCAGCGCATCGCCCCCTCGACCGCCCAGCGCAAGACGCCCCGCAGGACCTCAGGTGACTTCATCTTGTCCTTCAGCGTCATATCCTCAGCGCCGAGATGGCTGTGTGGGAACGTGAAGACTTGGACCCGACCCCAGGCCGCGTCATCATCTGCGTCCGCTTTCACCTCCCAGTTGCTCACCAGCCAGACCTTGTACTGCGGCCGGTAGGTGAACATGTCGCGGTGCTTGAACGCGCAGCGCGTCCAGTTTCCGCCCGTAAGCTGTTTGACTTTGGCCGTGTTGAGCGCCTGCGTCCGCGTGCTCTCGCTCGCCACGACCAGGCGCGCGGGCTTGAGGTCGGCCAGGTCGAAGTTCTGGCTGTCGTTGTCGCGCTTGGCCGTGAAGGTGGCGAAGTCCACCTCGGCTGAGAGCGGTCGCGGCAGCAGCTCGAGCAGCGTCTCAGTCGCTGCCCCCTTCCCCGCCCTGGTCGGCCCGTACAGATAGAACATCTTCTCTTCACGCGTGTGCCCCGTCAGCGAGTAGCCGGCGCAGAGCTGGAAGTAGTCAGCTGCTTCCTGGTCGCCGCCGAGCGCGCCGAGCAGGAACGTGGTCCAGGGCGCCATGTCCGCGCTCTCATCCCAGGCCACGCCCAGGCAGTAGGTGAACCGCTGCTTGCTGCTGTGCGCGGTGAGCACGCCCGTGCGCAGGTCGAGCACGCCATTCTGGCAGTTGAGCACATCAGGATCGGCGTCGAAGGCGGCCACGTCCGGCTCGATCACATAGGACTTGAACAGATCGCGGCAGCCAGTGACGCGCGTCTTATCCTGCTTGGTCGCCTTGATGATGTGCTCGCGGTCGGCATCCACGGCCGCGTGCCGACGCCGCTTGAGCGTCGTGATGGCGCGCTGCGTCACGATCGGCTCAGGCACCTCGCCCCAGTGCGTGCCCGCCCAGCGCAGCCAGCCGATCGCGGGGGTGAACAGGAACTCGCGCCCAAACAAGCGCCACATCGCTTCAGCGTTGCCGTTGTCGTCAGCCTCGCCTTGCAGCAGCAGCGCACCGATGTCCGGCGGCGGATCGGCGAGCGCCGCCGTCCCGTCCGTGATAGGTTCTGTGAAATCTCGCGCCGGCTTTGCAGCGTCTGGCCGGATCGGCCGCACCTTCTGCGGTAGCGTGTAGTACGTCTCGCTGGTGAGCGCCAGCGCTGCGGCGATGGTCCGCTCGCGGTAGTCTTCTCGCTCGCCCCACTTCTCGCGCATCAAGCCCGATGCTCGGAACAGCCGATCGAGCTGGTCGGCGTCCTGCGTCCAGAAGGCGAGGATGGCGACCAGCGCCATGTCGGCGCGGCTCTCGTCGTCATCATAGGCACTCGTATCGCCGGACCACAGCGCCGCGAACTTGGCGCCGTTGTCGGCCTCGCGCGCCTTGCGCACGATCGCCGCATCGTCCAGTCGTGTTGGCTCGCTTGCTTGTGGCTTCGGCGCCCGCTTCTGCGGCTTCTGTTCCTCCTGGTCCGGGAAGACGCGGCGATAGAGCCGCACGATGGCCGCCTGGCGCGACTCGATGGTCTGCGGCGTGTCCTCGAGGTGGCGCCCCGTCACGGTGAAGAATCGGGCGCTATCATACATCTCGATCCGACCCGTGCGCCGCTTCCCGTCGGGCAGCACCGCATGCACGAAGATGCGTACGCCCGTCCCACTCGGCGAGACTTCCGTGTAGCTGCTCAGCTCGCTGATGATCTCTTGCGCCCAGTCCTCGATCTCGCCCGTCTCGGCGTCGCGGCAATGGTCCAGGTCGATGCCCGTGTAGGGATCATCGGGCGAGACCACGAAGCCCACGCCGCTGTATCCCGGCGTCTGCGCCCGCCGTGCCGCCATGCGGTAGTCTGCCCACGTCTGTGGGTTGGTGCTGCTGGCCTTTGCACCTGTGCGCGCGTTGTAGGGCACCTTCGTCGGCCGCCCGTCCTTGCCGAGCTCCATCTTCCAGGCGACCCACTGCGGCAGCTCGATGAGACCTTGCGGGGGTATGCCTTCGGGGGGTGATTGCTGCGCGACCATCGTGTGTCTCCCTACGCTGCCGTCGTCTTGTTTGTCCTGCTACCGGCCAGCAACTCGATCAGCCACTCCATGTCCACCCGCGTGGTTACTGCGTCTGGGTGCTCTCTGATGAAGCTGCGCACGGCTGAGCGCGTATAGAGCCACAACCGCCCGCGCCTCGTCCCGCGCAGCATCCCGCTGTTGCGATAGATGCGGATGAAGCCGACGTGCACGCCCATCAGCGTCGCGAGTTCGTTCTGGTCGTAGGTGATCTGCCGGGCAGTCTTGCGCGGCCCGATTAGCCCCATGCGCTTGACCATCTCGCGCACAGCGCGCGGTGAGCGCCCCGGCAGATCCCGCGCGCCCGCCAGCAGCGCGCCCCGCTCCTCGGCGGTCCATGCTCGTCCGCCCATATGCTCACGCCGCCTTGTCTGCCTCGGCCTCCCACACCTCGATGGTCACGCCAGCCGGCCCAAGTCCCTTGGGCTCGCGGCAGACCTCGATGGGGTTGAAGTACCTGTCGTTAATGTGGATGCCGTCAGCGAGGCCGTCCAGGATCAGCTTGGCGTAGTTGTCGGCGTCGCCTCTGCCTCCGCGGACGTGCACGACGACGCGCAGCGGCAGCCGCGGCTCGCCGCTCGCGTGGAAGCGCGCGACCGTCCATTCGGCGAAGGCGCAGCCGGCCACATTCTCGCGCCACTCGCGCGCCTGCTTGGTGAGATACACGCGAGCCCGACCACGCGTGCCCAGCCGCGCGTTGGCTGAGATGGCGCGGCCCTGGACGCTGACGGTGCAGATGGGGTCGTTGGTGTTCACGCTATGCCCCTTCCGACGGCGCGCACGATGGCGCCGCGATGGCTGAATGCCTCAGTGAACTCGGCGACGCGCGGGCCGACATAGACGAGCGCGCTTGGGAATGGCGCGCCCTCGCGCCTGGTTGTGCGCGCCGTCGGCGACGTGAAGCGCAGGCGAGACGAGAAGAACAGGATGGTATGGGAGAAGCAGGGCGTAAACCACTTTGTCTCAGGTCGTGCCGGGACGAGCAGCAGCAGCTCGTCTACGGGCTCAGTCATCGCCTTGACAACCCAGCGCCCGATGACGCGCCCGTACGGCGGATTGACAAACACGCGCCCTTCCCACCGCAGCCACAAGCCCGAATGGATGGGCTTGCCTTCCACGCGCGCAGGGCAAGGGTCGAAGTAGCTGCCGCCCAGGAAAGTACGGATCTCACGTTCGAGATCGGGCGGCGTGAACCAGCGGTCTGACTTGCTGGTGAAGTGCACTGGCGATACCGTCATACTTCCTCCACCCTCACCCTCACCCTCTCCACGTCCGCCACATACTGCCTGCCATCAGCGTCACCTGCGTCCAGCAGTGCGAACCATGCGCGCCCGTAGCGCTCCCAGCCTGCGAAGCGATAGACGCGCCCCGGCATGGGATTATTGATCAGATCCACGACGGTGCCGAGCGGCAGCGCCTCGCCCGCGCGCAGCGGGCGTAGCTTGGAGGTGGACCACAGCGACTTCTGCGCGTTCATGCTCGCCGTCTTTGCGAGCGCTCGATACGCTCGACCATCCGCGGAACCGACCCGCGATTCAGCTTCCGGCGCACGAACTTGTGCAGCGGCTCCCACGCCTGCTCGAACCACGCGACCGAAGCCTGCATCTCCTCCCATTCGCGCGCCTCGACTTCATCCCACCAGGCTTCGAGCGCCTCCTGGGTGATGGTCAGCCCTTGCCCTGCCATATCGAGGCGCGTGCCGGTGAGGCTCACGCCGAACACGCGCACCGGGCGGCTGGCATAGATCGACTTGCTCGCATCGCCCGCATCCGCACGAGGCGCCGTGGCCACCAGCGCGACAGGTGAACGCCTGCGCCGGAGTGCCGCAGCGTACTCGTCTTCGGCGGTCGGCGCGGGCGTGTTGTCTGGCGCGGGGGCAGCCGTCGTTGGCTTGCGCCCTCGCTTGCCGCCTTCGCCTGTCAACGTCATGTAGGCGCGGTGGACTGATATGGTCCCTGCTTTCACCTGCTTGGCCAACTCCGCCGCCTGCGGGTCCGTCTTTGCCATCTCAGAAATCCGCTTCGCCTCGGAGATCGTGGTCTTACCTACGCCTGTGATTCGGGACGCGTGCTTGACGGACCTGCCAGTGTGGGATTCGCGCTGCTCGAAAACTGGTTCCGGCGTTGGTACCAGTTTTCGGGGCCTACCTTGCGTGGCCTCGCGCCGCTCTTTCGCCTCCGCTTCCAAGTGCGGCAGAAGCTCCACAGCGGCCATTGCCTGCTGGCTGGTGCTCAGTTGCCGCCGTTCGGCATTCTTGTCCCATACGTATTCAGCAGGCGTGCCGCTTTCGCCTTGCCACTCGTGCGACCGCACCGCTACGCCTGCCTCCATGCAGGCGTTGTAGCGGTTGCGACCGTCGAGTATCTTGCCCTCGTACAGCGTGATTGGGTCAAGCAGTCCGTGCTTGCGGATGGCTGCGACGAGGCTGCCGAACGCCTCCCCTTCCAAGAGGGGAAAGACGTTGGCGATGGGGTGAAACTCCAATGCCTCCACGGTCGCCACCTTCCTAGGCCGTCGCCAGTTGCTGCTGCTTCAGGCGAGCCACCTGCGCCAGCCGGGCCAGGTTGGGAGACTTCGACAACTGCCCCGGCGTGCGCTCAGGCAGGCGGTGCAGTGAGCGGTTGCGGTTGTAGATGAAGATGAGCTGCGACTCGATGTAGAGCGCCTTGCTGGCGGTGCCGCGGTACTGCTTCCACTGGCGCAGCACGTCGTTGACCAGCACGTCCAGGTCTTCACCGCGGAACCGTTGGCGCATCTCGCGGGCGCGCTGGGCGTCCATGTGGCTGCCCCAGTGCGCCAGGAAGAGCGCGACGCCCTCCAGCAC